TGTTGATCTGGCCCATGATCGCATCGGCGATCTTGAGAACCAGCAGAGCAATTTCAGCCCAGGTGATCACGACTTGGCGTTAGCCACAGCGGTCTGGACTGCGGGCGATGCCGCGGGGCTCGTGGTCACGGTGACGCCAGGAACAGCCTGCGCAGAGGCGGCTATGCCGGCCGGCCGGTTGGTCCACATCGACCAGAGGATCGGGGCAAGGGCGAGTACCCCGCCGGTCAGCCAGTCGAAGGTTGCCGCCGAGATCATACCCTTGCCGATGAAGAACCCGCCGAGGGCGGCGAGGATGGCGCGAAGGATTCCGGTAATCTGGTCGCTGGTCATGGTCAGTCCTTTCAGGGTGAGACAAACTCGAAATGCATGGGATCTTTGCGGCCTTTGTAATCGCCACCCCACCGTGCGCCCTGCCGCTTAAAGGCGTCGATCACGATGGTGGAGAGGGTCGTTGTGGCGGAAGTCCGAAACCCGTTGGTGCCGGGCGACAGATCGATAGCGCAGGCCCATGAGTGGTTCGAATAATTGCTGGAGCCGGCAATCTTGCGGATATTCAGGCAGCCGCCAAAGTCGCTGGCGCCGGTGGCGTCAACCTTCTTCTGATCATGGCCGCACTTCTCGAAAATCTCGTTGAACGCCGCCAGCATGGCCGATGCGCAGGCCTTATTGACCAGGATCGAACCAATCGGGTGTTTGTCGTAATACATCTGGAACGGCGGCGATATCCGGGTCAGGCACTTGGCCTGCCAATCAGCCTTCCGGAAATCACCGTAAAAGGCCATTTTTGCTGCGGTGGTATCCTTCGGCCACATGGCCCGATCTCCGTTTCGAGAGACCATGACGGGTTGAGCAGCCGCCGCAACGCACTCATGATCTGCCCGAACCATGGCAGGTTGGGGTCGTGCAACAACGCACCGCCAGCTTGCTCGCCGGGAGGTTGCGGGATAGGTTCCACCCCTCTGACGGGGCCGGGGCCATGCAGAAGCTAGACGCTTTGACAGGACTGCGATTCTTCGCGGCTTTGGTAATTGTGATATTTCACGCTCAGGGCGTTTTTCATTTTCCCTGGATCCCGACCATCTTCATTCCCATTCAGGGGGTTTCATTCTTTTTCGTCCTCTCGGGATTTATTCTGACCTTCAGGTATCCGACGCTCAGCGGCAGCACCGAGACACTAGCCTTCCTGCGATCCAGATTCGCCCGCATTTGGCCGGCGCACATAGCGGCGCTCGCGCTCGCAATGGCTTTGCTCTACGGGGCATCGGCGACATATCCGCAATTTTATTCGCCGCGAACGCTCATCGCTAGTGTCGCTCTGATCCAGTCTTGGTTTGGTCTCTCCGATTACTTCATGCCATACAATCCCGTCAGCTGGAGCATTTCAACCGAAACAGCCTTCTATTTATTGTTCCCGTTTCTGATCTGGAATTTCGCGAAGACATGGCATATCAAGCTCACCGGTTCGCTGGCGCTGGCCCTCGCCATGATCTTTATCTGCCAGCACTTTGCCGTGCCATATCTCGATTTGACCAACGGCGGCTTATCGATGCTGGGGTTGGTTTACATTCACCCCGCCGCGCGGCTTTTTGAATTTGTTCTAGGTATGTCAGCGGCCCATTTGTGGAGATGCTGGCCTACGCCGACTCTCGGCCCCGCTATGTGGACTGTGATCGAGGGCGCCGCGGTGGCGTTGGTCTTGTTCAATGTGCCGCTTACCGGTCTTTTGATCGACGTCCAAACGCTTTCCGCGCCTGCTCGGACATGGATTCAAACGTCGGGCTCGATCGCGCTTCCTTCGACCGTTCTAATTTTTGTGGCAGCGACTGGTAGAGGTCTCATCAGCAAGGGGCTGGGCAGCGCCGTCATGGTTAGGCTTGGGGAAATCTCTTTCTCACTATATTTGGTGCACTTCACCGTATTCCGGTTTTTTGGAAATCACGAGGCTATCTTCGCTGGCTTGAGGAATGCACCGGAGTTTCTGCTTGCGCTCGCCGCCAGCATGACGCTGGCATACCTTATTTGGAAATTTGTCGAGGCTCCTTCCCGCTCCTTCATTAGCGGTCACTCACGCTCTATTTCTTTGCGGGCGCGTCCTTCGGAGCTTCCATCTCCTTGATCCTCGCCTGCGCCTTGGCGAGGTCGTCCGCGAGGCCGCCGGCTTTTGCATCAGCGATCGCTGCCGCATCCAGCGCTTGGTTGCGCTGGGCCTGCAGGGCGTTCAATGCCCTCTGCATGAAGGCGGGGTCAGGCTGCTGCTGGGCGAACGCCGGAGTGGCGGCGAAAAGCAAGGACGCGAGAACAAGTCGTTTCATTAGGCTGCCTGTTCAGTCAGGGGAATGTTGTCGTTGGCACCGATACGCCAGTTGGTGCCGTCGCACGTCACGGGCACGTTATTAGCACCACCGGCCGCGACCACCGCACCTATGCCGGCCGTGAAAGTTGCGTTGGCATCGGTGACGAAATGCCGGGCTCCCTTGGTGCCGGCTGCGCATGACGGCAGGCTGGCCACAGCGACCGCTCCAGTTTGCACATAGCTTACCGCGGTAAATCCGCCAGCCGCATTGCCCCGAGCAAACTCCGCACCATTTGCCTTGAAGATCAACGGCACTGAGATGCTGGACTGCAAAATAACTTGGGTGCCGTCGGCGAAGAGTACACCGTTGGTCGTTCCCCCGACGTTTATCCCAAATTGAGACGAGCCAACGCCGTTGAACAAGACGGTAAGGCCCCCGCTGCCGTTATCCTGAAGCAGGAGATGATCAACATAGCCGCCTCCATTGATCTGCGCGCCGAAAGCAAGGCTGGTGGCCGGATTTACGGTACCCTGAATGGGACGGTTCTCCATCAGCCAGTCGACCTGCTGAGACGCTGCAGTCGCATTGGTCTTCCAGCCTTGACCAGACAACCGAATCCGAGGGCTATATTGCTGGTTGCCAGACGTCGCGACCGTGTTGTCGAGCAGCACAATTCCGTCGGTCGACGTATTCGCCGCCTGAGCGAGGGTCCAAGTATCGACGCCGGACCACGTATTCGCGCCATTCAGGAACGGCAGGTTTGCTCCGGAGGTGCCGGTATTCTGAGTTGCTGCCGTGCCGAAGTTCGTCCCGTTGGTCTTTGTGACGGTGAGCGCCCCGCTCGCCGCCAAGGTTGCATCCCCACTGATTGTTTTCGCAAGTGGGGCTGCACCGGTTTGCCCAACAGCGAGCTGGCCGTTCGTCAGCGCCGCGGACCCGATATTGCCCGAGGGGTCGGCGACGATCACGCCTTGAGTATAGTTGCTCCACAGCCAAGCTCCGGTGTTACCGATGCCGGCGCGCGTCACCCCGTTCGTAACAAATGACAGTGTGTGATTGGACGACGTTCCGATAGCGAACGAATTGGTAAAGGCCGTGGACGGCTGCAAAATGCCCGTGACAGTTCCGTCGGTCAGGCTAAGTCCGGTGCCTGTGGCAAGATTCCCGCCACCCGTACCACCTGCCAAGATCACGCCAGGAGATTTGAAGGCGGTCGCGCTCGTATAACTCGATATGTCGAACCCGGTCGCGATCGTCGCAGATCCTTGGGTCGCAAACAGTTTCCCGGTAGCCGCCATCGGATGCTGACCGTTAGCATTCGAAAACAAGATTCCATTCTTCCAGCCCGCTGAGCCACCTCCGGACGAGATGGAAAGCGCGCCATCGAACAAACTGCCTTGAATGGCGTCGCTGATCAGTGCGACGATTTGCAGGCCGGATTTGTACGCCACAGTCGAGCCAGAGCCGACCGCCTGAATGTCGATCTCGCCGCCAGTGACGTTGCTTAGGTGGACATTGTTGCCGGTCATTAGCCCATAGGCCGAGAATCCGTAGGAAGCGCCAGCCGGGGCCAAGGCGGTCCCGCCGAGATAATTGCTCGTGACGTTGGCATAGGAGGTGACCCCCGCCGGTGCGGCGCTCGGGTTGGTCGTAGTGCCGCTGACCGTCACGCCGCCGAATAGCGCACCACCGCCGGAAAACGCCGTGCCGCTCTCTGTCATATCGACATGCAGGCCGAAGTTAGGACCGTTATTGCTGCTGGTTAAGTTGTCGTTGATAATCAGCCGATTGTAGGCATAGCCGAGGAAACTACCCGTCTGAGCGGATGCAGTGCCAGCGCCGGTCTGGGTGATTACTAGGCCCTGCGCTGAGCTCTTGGCTGGCGGATTGACGTTAAGCGTCCCGATGACGGGATTCGCAAAAAGGCCAGATGCAAGGCTTGCGAACGGGATCGCCTGCGAGGGCCCTGAACCTGAGCCGGTCCCGATGCGACCGATCACGGTGTGGTCGGGCACCGTGGGAAATTGCTGGGCGAGGACCGGGGAAAGCCCGGTCATCAGGGTGGCGAGGACAAGGCCAAGGATGCGTTTCATGGTCCCGAAGATGGCGGAAGCCATGCGGGGAACAACGCACCGCTAGGGCTGCTGCGGAGCCGCCTGTCGCGCGTTCTCGAACCTAGCCCGCTGCTCTGGCGTGGCCGTCCGATAGAAGTCCCTGAGCGCCTTGGCGCCGATCCTGGTGGCCGGGTTAAGCGTCGTCTTGATGACCCATTTCTGATAGCCGGCGTCCATACCGAGCCCGGTCATGGCCTGCTGCGCGCCCGGGATGTCGCCACGCTGGATCTGCCGACGGATGTCCGGCATGGCCTGTTGCACCTGGAATTCGAACCGGGACTTGTTGGCGTACATTTCGCCGACCGCCGGGCCGCCGGGCGCTCCCTTGGAGAAAGTTACGCCACCGAATGGCCCGAGCGCCTGCATAGCATTCACCTTGGCGTCGCCCTCGCCCTTTATGAGGTCTGAAAACGCCCCGATCTGGCCCTCCGGCAGTTGAGAGCCCGCGATATGCTTAGCGATCTTGCCGAGATTCGATAGGTATTTTGCCGGCGTGTCGGCGTCCGGGTCGTAAATCTTGCGGCCGAAGCCGGCATCGTTACTCATGATCTGCCAGGCCGGGCGCGCGATGGTCCCGAGTTTGCGGCGCATCATGTCCAGCGGGCCGGTCATGTACCCCGTGAACTCCTCGCCGATCTTGCCAGCAGGGTTGCGCATGTAGATCGCAGTGCCATTCGCGGCCGTTCCGACGCGAACCCGGTCGCCCTTCCCGGGCTCATTTTCCGAGGTCGAGGATAGATCGCCGAGCAGCTTGAGCGGCTGGATCAATTCAAGCGGATGTTCGCGCACGGCCTGCAGCTTGGCCTGAAACCGGGTCGCGTAGCCGTGCAACTCCTTTTCCAGCGTCGAGTCGCCGACCATCACGTTCATCACGTTCTGCAGCAGCGAGTTTCCGATATACATCAGCGCCATGTCGGCCGCGACCACGGTCATCGCCTTGCGGCGCGCCATCGACTTCGCGTAGGCGACGGCCTCGGCGGCCGGATTCGACAGTTCTCCTGCCTCGTTGATCGCCCCAGCCCTGAAACCGGCATCCCGCTCGATCTGCGCCAGCACGTCCTTGGGCAGGCCGGTCAGCATATCCTTGATGACACCCAGGTTGCCCATGGTGAAGGAACGCGAGAACATCAGCATGTTCGCCACCTTCGTCGCCGCGTCGCTCATAGCCTCCTTCGGCAACGCGCCGGCGTATCGGTTGGCAAAATGCGCCGCCATGCGGGAAGCTGTCTGCTGGTCGATGCCCTTGGCTATCGCATCGGCGCGGAAGTTGACGTAGAGGCCCATCTGCAGATCAGCGACGCGGTCCCATAGAAGCGTGTTGTGCCAGAAGTCGCCGGCCTTATCGATCGCGGTTTTCACCGCGTTGCCCGCGGCTTCATCGAACAGTCCCGGGACAGCGCCGAGCATTTTCGCGGTCAAGGATCGACCCGGCGCGAGGTCTGGAGATTCCATGACGCTGGTAATGTCCTGGTTGAAAAACCGGTGACCGATCGGGACCAGTCCGCTATCGATAGCCTCGTGCATCAAGGGAACATTGTTCTTGGCACGGTTCCCCTCGAAATAGACCTTGAACGTTGCGACCTTGCCCGGCATCGCCGGAAGTGCGCGGCCCCATTCCACCGCATTGTGGATCATCGGGGAGTTCATGATCAGGCTCATGGTTTTGCCCTTGAGCGCCATCATGGCCCCATAGGCAGCCCCGGATTTCTGGCTCAGCACCGCACGCAGCGGCCCTTCGAAATCGCCATGAACGTAGAGCGGAACCTGCTCAAAAATGGTCTTGCCGTCAGCATCCTTCACAGTCTTGAGCATATTGCCTTCAAGTTCCGGGTCGCCATTCGGCTTATATTCGAGCTTCGGACGCCATGTCTTGAAGGCGGGATGATCGAGTGTGAACCATTTGGTTTCGGAGCCTGCGGGAATAGCTCCTTCGGAGATCGTGTCGGTCCCGGTCTGCTCTCCATATTTCTTGATGTTGTTGATCAGCGTCCGCCCCGCGATAGCGTCCTCGAGCTGAGACGTTGCCAGCGGCAGCACGCGGATGTCGCGGGCCAGCATCGCCTGGTCGCCATATTTGGCCTTGGCCGCCGCTTCGGTGTCCTGCGCTTCCAGATATTTCCGCTTCAGCAGGTTAGCGGTCTTGGTGCGGAGGTTGCCGCCGATGCCGTCCAGCGCCAGCGCGGTTTCCTTAGACCCGGCGCCCATCGCATTGATGATCATGCGCGGCGTGTAGGCTGGTAATCCCTCGCCCTCGACCATGCCTAGGTCACGCGCACGGACCCAGGCGTTCTGGGCCCTGGCATGCATTTGCTCGACAACCGCCCGTTCCTCCGGGGTCAGTGTCGCAAGGCCCTGATGCTCCCGCATCGAGGCCGGCTCGCCCAACTGGATCGACGTGCTTTCCTCGTCGGCCGCAGTCCACATCCGGGCGCGACTTTCCGGGTCGAACCGCTTCGCGATCTCGGTATCGATCCGCGACCAATCCCACCGGTTTCGGCGCATGGAATTGGCAAAGTCCTTGGCTATCGCCATACTGTCGACGGTCCCTGTCGCCATGGGAGCGGTCAGCATTTGAACGTCTCGGCCGATGTCGAGCAGATTGTCGCCGGCCGATTTGAACGCTGCCGCTAGACGTCCTGGCGGGCTGGCCGGCTGCACCGATAGCGGCACGTCGGCAGGGTCAGTTGCGGCAGCCCCAAGGCTCCCAGGCTTCCCACCCGTCTCCGTCAGCACTTCCTCATCGGCCGGATCGAGTTTGACCACGTCCTGCTTGGCGGTTATCTCATTTTTCAGGAACGCATCGGCCTGCGCGTCGTGTACGGCCTCGGCGGGGTGGATGCCCTGCTCCTGCCACATCCGTTTCAGATTGTCGATAATTTGCGACCGTTTCTCCCAATAGTTATCGACATCCTTTGGCGGGAGTTCTAACTCACCTGTCGGCGTCAGCCGTTCAGGCTTAAATGAAACGACTTGATCTTGTAGAATATCTGGATCAATTCCGATCCGCTCGTGCGCGGCCTGCTTCTTGGCCGACTCATATATGTCAGGATCATTCCAACCCTTTGCCTCATTAGGAAGCGCGTCGAAACCTCTGACCTGAATGCCATCGTATCCAGCCTCTATCAACTTATCTGCTATCTTTGGTCCCTGCGTGATCGCGTCTCTCCCGACCACGGCCTCCAAGGCCTCGACTCGATCTGGGGTGAGAACGAAAAGCTTTTCGAAGTTAGCATCAACCTTGGCGATGCCATGATGGCCCAATGGGCCAATATTGCCCTTGACCCATTCTCCCGTCGGATCGAGATAAGTGTGTTTTCCAAATACTCCACCCCCGCCATCGTACCTGATTTCGTCAGGGACAAGGGCTGAAGGTTTGAACCCGTCAAAATCTGTGCCATGGCCGTGAAGTAATTTTAGTGAGGCCGACTCCCCAGCATAAGGATTTAGAATATGGGCGGCATTGCTGAAATCCTCCGGACGCGGCAATCCCCCGACGGGCTGATCGACAACGCCACCTTCTCGCGTGGCTGCCGGCCGTGAGAATCGACCAAAGCCACCCTCGATCATCGCCCAATTACCGGCGTTAATGACCTCGTTCTTAGCGCGATTGCCTTCGCCTTGCGACCCACCGAATTCCTCAACGATCTGACCGATCGCACCTCCAGCGCCATGGATGCCCGAACTGATCCCGCTCGTGATCGCCTGCCATGCTTGCGCAGCGGGCATCATCACTGTCTCGTTCATGAACTGGATCGGGCTAGGCCTGCCCTTGGCCGGATCGTGAAATATTCCATAATCTATCAGGTGGCTCAGGGTCTCGTCCGAGAAACCAGTTTCCGTCACGCCACCCGCGCCATCCCCGGCCTCCTTGCTGGCGGCATTGAAGACCCGGCTAAGCGCCTGGCCCGCGCGCACGCGATCAAGAAACGGCTGCGGAATGGGCTCAGGCCCAGCATTTGCCGACGCTGCGAACACCTCAGCATCGCTCATTTCCTTCTGATCTTTCGGTTTTCCGAATACCTCGTCGTCGGTCAGTTCCGTCATGGGGCGACCCAGCCAGTACCGGTCCACTTCATTTTCCCGCGCGGCGTCTCATAAACCCCAACTGGGCGCTGATCCGGAGGGGGGATAGCTGGCATGGGGTCGTTGCGAGGTGCCGGCGCTGCCGAGATCGGAGGTGCAACTCCCGCACGCAATCTATCCTGCATCGATGATTTATAGGGCTGCAGCGATTGCGAGATCATAGACGTCGGGTCGTTCAGATTCAGAGCGTTCGGCGGCAGCGTTCCGGTGCGGGATTTCTCCAGATATTTCGGGATGAAATCCTGCATGAAACTTGCATAGTTCGCCGATCCAACCGGATCATTGCCTTCTGGCAAATCCTTCCGGATCAGCCGGTCGCGCAGCGCCGCCGTCGTGCTTTTCCAGACATCGCCTCGCAACGGGGTTTTCTCAAGCTCGGTAACGATCCGCTGCATCGATTGAAACGATGCATTGCTCAGCTTGCCCGCAGCCTGGGCCTTCATCAGATCGAGACGCGACGTCGGGTTTTCAGAATCAAACAGCCGGTCCGTCAATTGCTGTTTCACTTGGGGATCGTCGACGATCTTCGCAGCCTTGTTCTGCTGGCTCTCGCCCCAACTGAACATCGTTCGCACAGTCTCGGCTGCGGTAGGCGCGTTCGGGTTCTTGCGGGCGATATCGAGCGCCTGCTTGAAGAAGTTCGGATCAACGATCGGATGCCCGGTTTGCGGATCGAACGTGATATTATCTGTCATGACCTTGGTGGCGCCGGCATGAACCTGCTGATCGGCAATCTGCCGCTGCGCCACTTCTGTCTGTTTTTCGACCAGCGTATTCGCCTTCGCCTGCGTTTGGGCGGCGCGCTGAAACATCTTCATTTCGCCGCCGTCTATGTATTCGCCATACTTCTTCTGGATGGCGTCAAGGTCGACGTTCGGGTTCTTCGTTATCATGCCGGAGATCGCCGATTTGACGATACTCTCCTTGGCCTTCAATCCGACCTCTGCCTTAACGGATGCGGCCGTGGTAGCGTCGAGGTTTGGGCTGCTATCGATCATAGCGCCGATGGAATGATCCACCGATCCCAGCGCGAAATCCAGCGACGATGGATCTGACGCGACTGCCGACGATAGCGCATTGACCGTGGTTGTCACGTTCTTCCGCACCGCGATTCCGGCCAGCGTCGACATATCCGCCGATGTTTTCTGAAACATATGCTCGCGGTACTGATCGACGAAATGCTCGGCCCATGCCTGGCTCTGCTCGGTCGAAAATTGCTCCTTGAATTTATCGAGGGCAGGCTCCAGAACGGTTTCGCGGAATTTCGCCGCAACGGTGGGGTCGTTCGGATCGGCCGGCGGAATGACGTTGCCGTCGGCGTCTTTGCCGCCTTTCAGCATCGCGCTCCACTGATCGTTCAGTTGAGCAACTTTTACGGCGCCATCGGCCGCGCCCTGGCTGATATCGCGGTGCGTCATGTAGTCGTTGGACACCTGGCCGACGTCGCTTATCGCCCCGCGGAGTGCCGCGCCCTCCTGATTGTAAAGGTCCGCCGTCTGGTTAAAGAATGTTCCAACCCGCCGCGCTTCCTGCGTCCGGGCGTCGATGCCCATCTCGGTCGGCTGCAATCCGAGGCCCTGCGGTGCTTCGACCTGTCTAATGTTGGGCATATCGGTTCCTATGCGAACAGCGTCGCGACGGCGGCAACACCCTTGATCGCTCCGGTGATTTCAGAAAACGTCGCAGCCTGATTGGCGGCATTGCCGGCTTCGGTCGCGGCAGCCGCCATGTTCTCGTATGACTTCTGCTGCTCGGTGTAGCCCGCCTCGGTGATGAGGCCCTGCTGCCCAAGAACTGCGTGGGTCAACGCGCCCTGCGCCGCACTGTCCCGCATGATATCGAGAGCCGACCCGGATGATGCAAAGCCGGCGCTGGCTACGTCGGCATGCTGACCGCCCAACGTGTTCATCATTTCGCGCTGTTGCTGGCTTTCCTTGATTGCTGTCGAGGTCTCGGTAAATTTCTCGTTCTGCGCCGCCAGTTGCGCGGCCAGCGTATAGCTACGCGCCTCAGCGAAGTCTCCCTGAGCCTTCGCCTCGTCTCCGAAACTCGCAAACAGATCGGAGGCCGCCCCGCTGATGTCAGAGAATGTTGCTTGACCGAATGCCATGGATTCACTGGTCCTGCGTCGTCTGATTAACGCCGGCCACCACGACTGTGGCGGGGAAGGGTCGCGATACGCGCCAGCACACGCCGCCATCGTAGCTATAATCGTCGCTCAGCGTATCCTGTGATATACCGTTGAATGTGGTCAGCGCCGGTATCGGAGAATTATTCGCCTGCCTGAAATTGGCGGGCAATAGCTTCGCAAAAGATCCGCCGATCGAGAGCCCTAGAGTGTTGACCAGTTTGAGCGCATAGCGATGGGCACGGGTTAGCTTGCCAAATGCCGGCCCATTGCGCGCTCCGGTATCCGCTTGTGCGATCGGTCGCACCAGTTGACCGTCGCTGTTATAGGTGAAGCCTACAACAATGTTTGGATTTGTAGAGACGAATGCATGTGTCAGCAGCCCGCGCCCAGGCCCAGCAGAAATGCTATCGCCATAGGGGATCGTCACTGACCCACTCGCAACGACGAAATCGGAAAATGCCTTTCCCTCACCGGGATCGCCGCAGTCAAGACCGCCGATGAATACCTGCACAGTTTTGCCGTTGAGGTGCCACAGGCCATTGAGCGTTAGCGAGCCGTATCCGTAAGTGCCGCCGCTCGCCGTCGAGACAATCGAGGTCGGCGCAACCGCATCGTCCAGATACCAGCCATCCGTCAGTGTCGTGAGCTCACCTTGAACGTCGGTCAGTACCTCAACATGGCGAATGCCAGTCGATGTATCGTTCGTCACCATCGTTAGCGTATCAAGATCGCCGTCCGTCGATGGGCCTGAACATAGGCTTTCCACGACCCGGCCGGAGCCGAGTGTATGCCGGTGCCAGCCATAGAACGTCGGTGGCTGAGAGCTCGCCAGCGAATCCCGCTTGTAGGTGATGCCGAACAGCGCCCCCAAGGCGTCACGACCCCAGATGATCGGCGAAACAGCGCTTGTGTAAGCCAATTCGGACACGCCATCCGCCACCACATGTTCGGCCTTGTCAGCCAGATTGGGCGCGGAAAACTTGCCGGAAAACACGTCAGGAAAGAACTCCATCAACTTCCGTCCACCGCGCTTGACAAAGACGAGCGTGTGCTCGGTGCGGGCGGGCTTGATGAACTCTCCGCCATGACGGGTGACATTGCGAGCCGCGATATTCAGCGGTGATATAGGTCCTGCCGTCGGCGCCTGGACCAACCATTCGCTTGCCTGCGTTCCCATGAGAACGCCCTGCAGGTCCCCCGCCATCCACAATATTTGGTTCACGCCGTCAGAATTGAACGTATAGCTGATCGCATGAGCGGCGGTGACGGCCCCATATTGATCGGTCGGCGCGAAGTTGATCGTGCCGCTCGGTAGCCCGTTGGCGTCGATATTTCCATTCGCATAGCAGGCATCGAAACGGTTGGGGATCGCTCCGCCGAGATAGATGCGCCCATCCGCATATATCCCGACAGACGGATAGCCCGTCGTATCGCTGAAGGCGCCTAGCCGCCAAGTCGCGACTGTCGTCGTATAGAGCAGCGGCGGCCCTAGAATTTCGACGTTGACGCCGGTCCCGGTCCCGGTCCCCGGCGGATTGAACAGTGACAACTCAGCAATAGCATTCGATATGTCGGTTAAGAATGACAACGTGGTGACCATCTCCACCCAGACATATTTCCATGCGGTTGTCTGGTCGGTCGACACGATCGTAACCGCCGAAAATGTATCCGAGATCGAGCCGGACGTTCCGAGGAGCGTGCCGTCGGAAGCGGAGGACGGGGCAGATACCTTCCCGCGCAAATTGAGCGTGATGGCGACGGTCGGGTAGGCACCGCCCGGTCCGATGGCGGTTACGACAAAGCCTCCATCGTTTGATGGATAAATAGTGGCCTGCTGAATTTTCTGATCGCTCGCCCCCGAAAAGTTTTTCCCGACGTAGGAAGACAAGGATGTACCTGAACCAGTTCTTTCTGCCGAAGACGCGGCGGGCTGTGAAAACACGCCATCGAAAGCGGCGGCCAAGCCGCCACCGGAAGTCATGTTTCCAATAGCAACAGAACCGGCCAAAGCGCGATCGATGGTGTTCGATAGCGAAGTGATCTTACCCCATGACCATATCGCGGCGCTGGTGATCAGCGTCCAGTTCTTCAGGTCGGCACCAGGAATGTTGCCGGTATTCGATGCGACAAGCGACGACCAGTAGGTGGCTGCTCCAGCCAATCCGCTCGGATTGTAGGAAACAACGGCATATTGTGCGTATGTCGAACCGGGAGCCCATGCGGCGGGTTCGGAAAAAAGCCTGACAAGACGGCCGATATCGGAGCCAAGGAACCCACGGCCGCCATTGATCGCCTCAGTAACGCTTGCCGTCGTCCACCATGGAGCGCCGCCCGCAGGTGCATTGCCGGCGTTCTGATCGAGCAGGGATCGATAGTTGACGCCCCCGGTCGATACAAAATCACCGGCTCTATAGGCCTTCGTCGCATCATAAGCCGCGAACGAAAGCGACAGCGCGATAATGCCTGATTCGGCGCTTGGGGTTGCCTGTACGCCGTTCGTGAACGGATCGAGATAGGGGCCGTCATTGAAAACGGCAGGGTTGATGGCAAATGCGGGGCTTACCCCGAGAGACGGCAAGGTGGTCACCGTGAGCGCCTGGGGCGCGACGGTTGGGCTGAGCAGGAGGTCCGTCGTCTCGGCCTGCACGGCCCGGATTGCTGCCCAGGCGCCGCCGATATAAGGCGAGATATTCTCGCTCACCCGCGCCACGGTTGCGCCGGCGACCAACGCCCCAAGGGTTGAGCCATCGATCGCAGCACCTGTCAGCGCGTCGGCCAGCGAGAAATGCATGGTATCAATCTTCGTGGCAATGAATTGTCGGTTTTCGAGGAGTGGCATGGACTGCCCTGGAAACACCAAGGTGTTGCCAGTCGCCCATGTCGTCGCCGCAGCGGTCTGAACGACGGCCGGATTGGCGGTGGATACCGTAACCACGGTTTGGGCATCACTGGTGATCAGGGCTGCGCCATTGCGATAGCGGATATAGCCATCGGTGAATTCCAGCGTGATCGGCGCCGACGCCTGGAAGTCGAACCGGATGACCCTTGCTGGCGCCCCGCCCCGGGTGTGGCCGCCGTAGGCCGTGCCTGGCCGGCGCGTCCACGGACCCGCCTCCACCGGGAAGGCATTGAGGCAGGTTTTCATCGAAAAGCGATAGTCTGGCCGGTCGAACCGACCTTGGGCGAATTGGGATATCTCGCCGCCGGTAAAATTCCCAATGGCGTAAGACGCATCTGCCATGGGCTCAGAGCCTCACGGTCACATAGGCATCGTCGGGTGGGTCGTCGAAACCCTGTTCGATCGCGTTCTGAACCTTCGCGTCATTGATCCATTTCGTATAAATTTTCGCGATGGTCTGCAATTGGGAGGCGGATTGCGTGATCGAATCGCAGATCGTCATGGCGATTTTCGCGGCCAGGGCCTCGCAAAAGATCGCGTGCATCCGGCGCACATCGGTCATGTTTGCCACAAAGCGCAAGGCAATCGGGCCACAGTCCGTCGAAACCAGATATCCGTTTTCCAAATTCCAATCGTTGTAGGTCACGCCGGACGGTCCGCCGAGCCAATTGACCGGCGATTTCGGGTATTGCTTCGCGAGCCGCAGGAAGCCGGCCGGCAGCTTGAAAACATTGCGGGACGCGGTCTGTGTGGAAGGGCCAGCCCCGACCGGATAGATCAGATTGAGCGTGGTCAGGCCGACACCCATCGGGAATTCGGCCCCGCCGATCTGCAGCCATTTGTCAGAGCCGGAGCCGCCAGTGAACACCGTCGTCCACGGGTTTAGGACGCCGGTATTGGTCCAGTGGACGCCGCCATCCAGCGTCGGATCAATGCCGAGGTTGCCGGAGCCGATGGACTGATAGATCACGCCGTCAGAGCCGCCGACCTTGGTCCCCGCGGAATAGGTCGTCCCGACTGCCCACAGTGCGGGCGCTAGGTCTGGCTCATTGTTCTGGTTGAGGTCGATCAGGCTCATGTAGGCGACGCTCGAAAACGTCACGACCTGATTTTTGAAGAAAACGGTGGTGGCATCCCACGCCGTGGCAGCGCCGGGCGTGTCGATGTTGCCGTTCTGGAGGGACAGGTAGACTCGGTTGGTGCCATCGCCTGCGGTGGTATAAACGAGTTCACCCGCAAAATAGGAGCCGGCCGCAAACAGCGGGACTGCCAGCGGGCCATAATAAGGCTCCCACGCCGTGGTCAGCAGAGGGTCATTGGCAAGATTGTTCGCGATCTGGGAGATCCACAGATTGCCTGACTGGTCGGCGACGATGGAGCCAACGAAATAGGTCGTGGTCGATACCCAAAGCCCCGGCGACAGCAGCATCGTATTGCCGTCGAGGGGCCGCAGGACCGTCCGCTTGATCGAGCAGGTCCAGTCGTTGGCTTCGAGCTCGGATTCCCGCGCCTTGTCGTAGGAGAACCCGGCCTCGGCGGCCCCGCGCGAGACGTCGTTAAAGCCCAGCGTAGCGTCAAGCCGCTGGGAGCCGCAAAGCTGCAGCGCTCGGCTCCCAATGTCAGCAGGCGTTTGATAGGCGACCATAGGCCGGACGATGCGGACACTGGGCTAGCCCAGCAACGCACCGCGTTAGGCCGCCTTCTCCAGCCAAACCGGATCGTTGTCGTTCGACCACGGGTCGAGATCGCGTTTCAGAAGGAAATTCTGCATATTGTCGCCGTTGTAGGGCGCGAGCGCCTGGCGCAATGTCATCACATCCCATTGAGTTGGGTTCGTGGTATACGCCTCTGTTAACGCCGCAGTCAGCGCAGCAATGCGATTTGAAGCATTGGCATCTGTTAGGTCGCTGTTCGGATGGCACGAGATGATAATCATGCCCTTATTCGTCCGCACGCGATCGAGCAGGATTTGAAGCTGGCTT